GATAGGGCGTGGGAAGTCATGGACGAGCTTATGGACACCCTAAAAATCGTCAATGAGAAAGCCTATAACAGCGTCCTAAAAAAACTAACCTAAATCGCTACTACTAACACGTTACTAACAAAGTTAATCTTAGCAAAAATAAAAAAGTCCGGGAACCCTTGAGATTCCTGGACTTTTTTGGTGCCCCGTCGGGGATTCGAACCCCGGACACCCTGCTTAAAAGTTATAACCGTTATGAATATATAAGCACAAAAGTTAATAAGAATAACAATATTTGTTTCGATTTTGCAACTTTTCGCCGAGTAATTTTGCACAGGCCTGCCTTGGCTCCCGTCGGCAACTAACAAACTACTAACAAATTTTCGCCTTTTTAACGGCCTGCACCAATTCCTCCGCTGACGTATGGACGTATATATTTGCGGTAGTGGAGTAGTTGGCGTGGCCGAGGATCCTCTGTAGCGTCTCCGGAGCAATCCCCGCTTTTCTCGCCCAGCTCGCATAGGTGTGCCGGGTGGAGTGCGGCGTTTTGCGCTGGATTTTTAATTTTTCCAAAAGCGGGTAATAATCCCGGCGGCGGAAGTTTGCTGGGATTTTTTCCCCAGCATATCCGGATATGAGCAGCGGGCCGGTGGCCTTATTTGCAAAATAGGCAAAGTATGGGAGCCCTTCAGGGCGGATGGGGATGATCCTGTTCCGCCCGGCTTCCGTCTTTTCGCCGCCTATCACATAATCTTTGTGATAGTCTTTAGTCGGTAGGGAAAACAACTCCCCTATGCGCATGCCTGTGTAAATCAGCATAAGTATAATTTTTGCGGTGTCGCTGCCGTCCGCTTCCAGCTGGCTTATTTCAGCATCGGTAAATGTTTCTTTTTCTTTTTTTGTGTTTTCGGGGAGCTGGACGAATTTTGCAAAATTTGTCGTAATGATCTCCTCGCGCATGGCCCATGTGGACATCTGCGTTATGAGTTGCTTATACTTGGACACAGTGCTATGGGATTTATGCATATGGGCATCCAGCACGCCTTGGAAATCTGCCGTTTTTAAGTCCCGGAACTTCCGCTCATGCAGCGGCGCAAAAATTTTAAATGCGCCGTCATAGCCCTCTATACCGTTTGGCCCTATTTTTTTGTAATGCTCCACTTTCCAAGCGTCGAACACCTGGGCAAAGGTCATGTTGTACCGCTCCGTTAAATCCTTGCCTGCAAGGCGTTCCAGCGCCGCTATAGCATCTTTTTTGGTGGGGTAATATCCTATAATGATTTTTTGCTTTGCGGCCACCCAGGGCCTGCGGCGGCGCCCGGAGAGCTTATACACTGTCCCGGTTCCGTTGGCCCTCCTCATTGCTTTTCCCATTTTTATCCTCCTGCCATATATTTTTATCGGTTTGATGGTGCCTGTAATATCGCAGTGCATTTATCAGCGCAGCAATGATTACACCGACGCCTACCGCAAGCAGCGCAAATAGCATCCAGCCGAGTGATGTAATCTGCCCGTTGCGGATAAGCCCTGTGTGTGGGACGCTTGAGTCAAACGCCAAATATCCAAATATTATGGATACGGAAATCGACAGCGAAAACGCCAGGATATACACCCAAATTTGCAATACGCGCTCCTTTTTTTCATGCTTTGCCACTGATCCGGTCAGTTGCTCCATGCCGCCCTCCAAGTGCGCAATGCGTAGGGCTGCGCTATGCTTTGCATCTGCATCGGCCATTGCTCTGTGGGCCTCTGCAAGCTGCTCCTCCGTGGATGGCCTCTTTACGATACCAAAATACTCATCTATAGACACACCGAGGGCGGCGCATATAAGCCCCATTTTGTATAGGCTTGGATCCTTTGACGAAGCAGAAAAGTAATTGCTGATCGTGGACGATGACAGATCTGTTAAATCGGCTAAGTCTTGCGTGGTAAGATGCTGGTACTCCTTTGCCTCTCTGCAAATATCCTGCAAAGTTTTTTCCATTCCTTTCCCTCCTGCCTTATTTCGGGCAAACCTCTCCGCTTATTTTTATCGGCTAATCGTATATTATCCGGTTTTTGGATTGACTTGCCAAACATTAAACTGATACTGTGGGTATGCGGCCAAGAGCCGATGACGGCGATAGGCGGCAAAAAATCCCCACCGTCCGGTGCGGGGGCGGTGGGGATAAAATATACAGCATCCCCATAGGCAAACACTCCCAAAAAAATATTTTTTCAATTTGTTGCACACATCTATGCAACAATCGGGACTTTTTCGCAATAGGTAGAGATGTATAAATAGTATTATACTCTTAATCTTCAAAGAATCAAATTAAGAAGGGGAAAGAAAATGGGAGACTTGGCAAATGCTCCGATTTATTGTATAATTAATGGAGCCAGCCGGCATACGCAATGCGACATCGAAAATTTGAGGGATATAGCTCTTGAGAAAATTAGCTTACTTCCGGATGACGCTTGTGCCGAAATTCTTCTTATGTTAAAAGAAAACGGATTCTACAACAGAAATAAGGAGGCGAAAATTTGACATGAAACAGGCACCGAATATGTGGTTTTCAAACGCTAAAATTGTAAATGCAATAAATCTTTGTATGGAGATGATTGCAAAAGCTGGCCTTACCGAAAGCGACGCGGAATATGTTCCGGCTTGCTTGTACCAGGCAATTAAGGCAAGCAACCAAATCAGCATGGGTAGAGCTGCTTTTTCCCCACAAAAATTTGAAGTCGAAGAAGAAGATGGGGGCTACAAAATTACCCCTCCGGAACTTGGGCCATTGCTTTTTCAATAACAGCTGTGGCCACACCTTTTGAAATGGTTTCAATTACGGACAGGGATACCGATCCAATGGCGCCTAATACTTTTTTCGTCTTTGCCCAGTTCTTTTTTTCTTCGATCGATGCGATAAACTCGTGTCCTTTGGGAGTTACATAGTATATTTTCGGCGTGTCACCATGCCTAAAATTTTCAAGCGGGTCAAAGCGGAAATCAGATGCCAAATAACCGCTTTCGACAAGCTGGATAATATGATAAATTAGCTCTCCTGCATCGTATGAATTTAGCGGTGGGAGTTTACGCATTTCGCTTGCGTACAGGACATGGTAAGATGCCCCTAATAAATTCCCGACCTCATCGGTTTTGATATATGTGTATTTTTCGCAAAATAACATAATATCTCGAATACAATCGGGATTTAGTTTCATAGGTTGCCTCCTGTAATTATTCCATTTCTTGTAGTTTTTTTGTGGCTTCGTTTATAATTGCAAGCAATGCGGCGCGATCATTAGTGGCGCTGATAAAATTTGATACAGCTTCCCTCCCGCCCTTGATCTCCGGATCGAGGGCTTTTTTTGCGCCCTGCGAAGCTGCGGAGGCATCTCCGTAAAGGAGATATTCCACGGGAACGCCAAGCACTAAAGCCGCTTTTTGCAGCTTTTTAAGGCTGGGACTATGCATTCCAGTGTTCCATTGTGAATAAGAACCGGAAGAAATCCCGCTTTTTTCATAAAAGACTTGTTTCGGCATCTCTATTTCTGCCAGACGAATTTCAATTCGCCGCAAAACGGATGAAGTGTCAATTTGCATAAAAAGTACCATTAAAATTTAGCAATATTTAACCCTTAACAACTCTAAGTTTTTATTGACATTTAGGAAATACTTAGGTATACTTAAACTTGCAGAGGGCAATACAAAACCAAGCCCCCTGCACTTAGCGGACTGCGGAAAATATTAAGGGTTGTTGGCACTTCCATAATACCACAGTTTGCTAAGTTGTCAAGAAAAACTTAGTTTTTGTTGATTGCGGAGAGGAGGAAAAGGCGAAAAGAAAAACACCCGCAGTCCGTTTGCGGGCGTTTTCCTCCCAGATTTGTTACCAGAGTGCGCTGCACAGACTGTTCACCGGCAATCCTTAGCCGATGGCCAAGCCGTCATTCTTGCGGCTCGGAAATGCCAGTCTGACGAAAAACGGACTTCCGTTTCTGTGACGCACCGCTCACTTTGGCAGTTCTGGGGCAGCCTGACCCTATCGCATTGCGCCGGTACTTCGGTCTGGAACGGGCAAAGTCAAAAGGTTGGTCAAAAAGTCCACCTCCTTAAATTTGCCGCAAGGGCTAAAGGCAGTATAACAAATTCCCCCGCCACAGTCAACGAAAACTAAGTAAATGCAAACTGGAGGTGAAAGAATGAGTTTTCGCAGCGCTCGATTGGCCGCTGGTCTGAGTGTCAAGCAGGTAATCGAGAAACTAAAGGTGACGGATGCGGCGGTTTACATGTGGGAGACCGGCACGCAGGCACCGAGAGCCAGCCGCTTGCCGGAGATCGCCGAGCTGTACGGCTGCACGGTGGACGAGCTGTTGAAGAAGGAGGCTGACAAATGATCGAAACCATGACGCTGCACCAGGCATCGAAGTATCTTAGAGATAAAGGCTTGAGCCTTTGTTCTGACACCCTGGCCGACGGCCTGGAGCAGGGCGTGTACCCCTTCGGCGTGTGCATCCGCACCGACCGCAGCCGGGTATTTCAGATTTTCAAAAAGAAGCTGGATGCGTGGATTGCGGAGCGGGAGGAGTAAACATGACCAACCAAGAATACAGGGCGCTGGAGGATGCTTTTCTGGCACGGCACGATGCGCTGTGCGAAGATAAGAACCCGCTGGAGTGCGATTGTCCGGCCTGCCCCTGCAAGGGTATGTGCGATGCGCTTTGCGCTGCGGAGGTGAATTGATGGACGGATATACATTGACGCTGGTGATCATCGGCGCGGCTACGGTCAGCCATTGGTTTATGCGGCTGGTGGACAAGCTGGACAGACCCGGCAAGTGAGAATTTGGGAGGAATGAAGATGCAAAGACATTACTACGCCATCGTAGCTGAAAGGTGCGGCATCCGGGTAGCTATGCGGTCGGAGTGCGATGTGGCCGATGTGGGCGACCTGGTTAGCGGCAGCAATAAGGCAACCGTATATTCCGGGTACAAGGTCATCACAGAGCCACACTTTGTTCTGTGCGGAACCAGTGAGGACGATTTTCTGAACGCCTTGTATGCGGGGGATATTCCCCAGGTTTCCAAGGTCACACGGGATATGTGGAAGCTGGAGCTGGAAAAGGAGGATGCATCCGATGTGGACATCTGACCCGGTATGGGACGCGGAGTGTTACGCCGCAGAGCAGGACAGGCAGACCGACCGGCGCCCCGTGTGCGACTGCTGCGGGGAGCCGATCCAGGAGGATTGTGCATTGCATTACAAGGGCTTTTGGCTCTGCGGTGAGTGCGTCAGCAACAATGAGGAGTATATCGAGGAGGCGTGGGAATGAGCGAGGGCGGCGTATTGCGGTACATTAAAACATCCGTGGATATTTACTTCCCGGAGGGGCATATGGCGTGTAACCTCTGCCCTCTGCTGGAAACATATTCCCGCAACCAGTGCAGGAGAACGGGCGAGTATCTGATGGACACAAGAATCACTGGTGCGCACTGCCCGCTGGAAATCATTGACGAGGAGGAAGAATTTTGAATATCTACGAGAAAATCGCTGCGATTATGCAGGATGTCCAGTATCTTGCAAAGGACGATCATGTGGAGTTCGGCAGCACCAAGTACAAGGCATTGAGCGAGGAGAAAGTCACATCCATCATGCGGGCGGAACTGCTGAAACACAAACTGGTTGTATACCCCATCGCACAGACGGCCAACCGCACCGGCAACATCACCCATGTTGATGTGGTGTACCGGATGGTGAATGTGGAGAACCCGGAAGAATACATTGAAATCGCGTCCTGCGGCGATGGTGCAGACACGCAGGACAAGGGCAGCGGCAAGGCCATGACATACGCTTTCAAGTATATGTGGTTGCGGACTTTTGCACTGCCCACCGGTGAGGACCCGGACAAGATTTCCTCCGCCGAACTGGACGAGAAAGAGCGGAACGCCGCACCTGTGTGTGAGCGGTGCGGATCGGACATTGTGTCTGTAAGGAAGCGCAACGGCGAAATGTGGACGGTAAAGGATATGGTTAAGTATTCCAAGGGCCGCTACGGAGCGCAGATGTGCGCCGACTGCATGAAGGCAGCAAAGAAGGAGCAGGACAATGCTGCAGGCTGATGTGACAGCCGCACGGTGGCAGCAGGATAGCGATGGGGCGTGGCTGTGCCTCCGGGTACAGTCCCCCCAGTCGGCAATGGCCGTGTGCGACGAGCTGCAGCCGGACAAGCAGTATGTGGCGCAGATCAAACGCAAGGGCCGGAGCCTTGACGCAAATGCGTATGCGTGGGTTCTGATGGACAAGCTGGCGGCGCACTATGGGATTCCGAGGAATGATGTGTACCGGGAGGAAATCAAGATCATCGGTGGCGTAAGCGATGTTCTGTGCATTGTATCAAAGGCGGCGGACGAGTTCTGCCGAAAATGGGAATCCAAGGGAACGGGCTGGATGGCCGAGCAAGGGCCGAGCAAAATTCCCGGCTGCGTGAATGTGACTGTATGGTACGGCTCCAGCACCTACGACACAGAGCAGATGTCACGACTGATTGACCAGATTGTTTCCGATTGTAGGGAGGCTAAAATCGAGACTATGACACCGCAGGAGCTGGATGCACTGAAATCCCGCTGGGGCGAAGCCCAGCCGCTGGGGGGTGATAAAGGTGACTGACGAGAGACGGTGTTTCCTGTGCGGCAGAAATGGCGCAAGTGACCCGCTGGAGCGGCACCACATCTTCGGAGGCGCGTACCGCAACAAAAGCGAGAAATACGGCCTTGTGGTGGATCTCTGCGGCGATAAGTGCCACAGGAACGGTGGGAACGCTGTACACCGCAACGGAAATCAAATGCGTCTGCTGCGCCGATATGGTCAATTAAAGGCCATGCGGGAGCAGGGGTGGACGGAAGATGACTTCCGGCGAGAATTCGGAAAAAGCTATTTGTAAGGAGGAAAAAGATGGTAAACAGAATGATTTTGCAGGGGCGGCTTTGCTCTGACCCCGAACGCAGAGCCACACAGAACGGGACAACGGTGTGCAGCTTCCGCGTGGCGTGGAGCGAGAAGGTAAAGGACAGAGAAACGAAACTGTTCCTCCCCTGTGTGGCATGGCAGGGAACTGCAGAGCTGATATGCACCCACTTTACCAAAGGCAAGGAGATCATCGTGGAGGGCAAGCTCTCCAGCCGGGACTATGAGGACAAGGCCGGCAACAAGCGCACCGTGGTGGAGCTGACCGCCGACAAGGTGCATTTCTGCGGCAGCAAGGACGCTACGCAGAAGCCTACGCAGACCTTCACGGAGATTTCCGAGGAAGACGTCGATTTGCCGTTCTAATTGGAGGTGACGAGGGATGACATTTGACGCGATTATCTACGATGCCGATAGCATCCGAGACGCACTTTCCGATTCTCTTACTAACAATGTCTTACGAATTGATGATCTTTCGGAGGAGGATGCAGTGCAGTTAGCCTGCATTTTTACGGATCACGGAATCGGTATTTGCCTACTTCCGCGCAAGGAGTAAGTGCATGGCGGATATGACATACATCAAGCTGTTCATCGATTACTTAGATGCGATAGAGCCGCTCGGTGACGCAGAGAGGGGGCGGCTTTTCACTTCCTTGTTGGTTTATGCAAGGACGGGCGAAGCCCCGCAGCTCGGCGGGAACGAACGGTTTTTATTCCCGATGATGCGGGCGCAGATAGATCGAGACAACTCTGCAATGGATAGTTTATCCGACGCACGAAGCGAAGCCGGAAGAAAGGGCGCAGAAGCAAAACAAGCAAATGCCAGATTTGCCAAGCAAAACAAGCAAATGCCAGATTTGCCAAGCAAAACAAGCAAAGACAAAGACAAAGACAAAGACAAAGACAAAGACAAAGACAAAGACAAAGACAATAGCGCGTCGCCGTTTGAATCGTTTTGGGCGGCATATCCCCGAAAAGTCGGAAAGCAGGCCGCAAAGAAAGCATTTTCCAAGGTTTCTGTGCCGGTTAAAACGCTTATCGATGCCGTCAACAGTCAGAAAAACAGCGAACAGTGGCGCAAGGATAACGGTCAATACATCCCAAACCCAGCCACATGGCTGAATCAAGGCCGATGGGATGATGTGCTGACGGAGGCCGGAGCGCAACCAACGAAGGAGGAGTACCATGTCGGAACATGGCTGTGACATCTGCGGCGGGCTGGGCTACACCGTTCGGCGCACGGAAAGCGGCGAACTGGTAAGCAGCACTTGCAAATGCGAGATCATCCGGCAAAACAGAATTCGCATGGAGCGTTCCGGGCTGGCCGGTCTGCTGGATAACTGTACATTCGAGGCATTCCAAACGCGGGAGTATTGGCAACAGGCCGCAAAGCAAGCGGCGGAGAAGTATTTGACCGACTGGAAGGGCAAGTGGTTTTTCATCGGCGGTTCTCCCGGAACTGGGAAAACCCACCTGTGTACGGCGATTTGTGCCAAGCTGATGGACGGCGGAATCCCTGTACGGTATGTGCAATGGCGGGGAGATATTCCGGCAATCAAGGCAAAGGTAAACGATGCGGAAGCATACGCCGAAGCCATGCACCCGCTGAAAACCGTCCGTGCGCTGTATATCGACGACTTTCTAAAGGGCAGCGTTACGGATGCCGACAAAAACATCGCCTTTGACCTGCTGAATGCCCGGTACATTGACCCGGATGCAATCACGATCATCTCCACGGAGTTGACCATTGACCGCATTTTGAGCTGGGATGAAGCCATCGGCAGCAGGATCAACCAGCGGGCAAGGGATTATATGCTTAACATCGGGAAAAAGCAGAATTGGAGGCTGAAATGATTGATGGGGGAAGCGGAGATGAAGCACCTCGGCGATATTACGAAAATCAACGGCGCAGAAATTGAAATCGTGGATGTTATCACGGGCGGATCGCCGTGCCAGGATTTGAGCATTGCAGGAAAACGCGCAGGATTGGCCGGCGCAAGGAGCGGATTGTTCATGGAACAGGTCCGCATCGTGAAGGAGATGAGACAACGTGACAGAGCGAACGGACGGACAGGTGACATGGTTCGACCTCGGTTTATGGTCTGGGAAAATGTGCCCGGAGCTTTCAGCAGCAACAAAGGGCGAGACTTCGCGGCAGTACTCGAAGAGATCATCCGCATCGCAGAGCCGGAAGCCCCCGATATTGAAGTGCCTGAAAAAGGATGGCCAACTTGGGGGGGCTACCACGATGAAGTGGGAGGACGATGGAGCGTGGCTTGGCGAGTGCATGATGCGCAACACTGGGGAGTCCCCCAACGTCGCCGCCGTATCTCGGTTGTCGCAGATTTTGGAGGTGACACCGCAGGAGAAATACTCTTTGAGCGCAAAAGCGTGTCAAGGCATCCTGAGGAGAGCGGAACGGCGCGGGAAAGACTTGCCGACGGTGCTGAAAGCGGTGCTGGTGGAGCAGGCAAAGACTCCGGATCGGTGATATGCCTTAAAGGAAACGCTATTGACCGAGACACAGCGCAAAATGGCAAATGGTATCAAGAAGATAAGAGTTACACGCTGGATGCAACAGATCGGCACGGCGTATGCGCCGGGTTTAAGCTGGGGAACAGTGAACACGCCCGGAGCATCGGATACGCCGAGGAACAGGCCCCTACGCTAAACGCAGAGTGTGGGGGGAATAAACCGGCGGTAATCGCTTTTGCGCAAAATCAGCGCGAAGAGGTTCGCGCCGTGGGGGATAAGGCAGTGTCGCTTGCTGCGGAGGCCGGTATGCACTGTCAGACGTTTGTGGCGCTGGATATGTCGCACGCCTGCGACGTCATCCGCGACTGCGGCGAGGTTCCCCCGAGTTTGCAAGCCCGTATGGGAACAGGTGGAAACCAAGTGCCGCTGACATATCAAATGCAAGGGTTCGGAGATTACCACGCCGGAGAGGTTGCAAGCAGTTGCAAGCAGCGGGACTTTAAGGACAGCACAGACCTTGTGGTGTGCGCTATTGACTGCCGAAACTTCCGCGAGGTCGGCGAAACAAACGGGACTTTGCAGGCAAAATCAAACGGCGGAACCAGCTGCAATTTGCAGAACACCGTGAGAACGGGCATGATTGTGCGACGCCTTACCCCGATGGAGTGCGAACGGCTGCAAGGGTTCCCGGACGGATGGACCGACATTGGCGAGTGGCGTGACAGCAAGGGCAAGCTGCGCAAACCAAGCGACAGCCCTCGCTATAAGGCACTGGGGAATTCCATCGCCCTGCCCTTCTGGGATTTCCTGGCAAAGCGTATCAGTGCGCAATATCTTCGCCCTGTTACGATGGGTAGCCTGTTTGACGGCATCGGCGGCTTTCCGCTGGTGTTCGAGCGGCACAACGGCAAGGGAACTGCACGCTGGGCAAGCGAGATCGAGAAATTTCCTATCGCCGTGACGAAACTGAGATTTGGGGAGGATTGACATGACCACATTACGCATGATTCCCGGCATTACATACACCCGGGAGAACCTGGAGACGCTGACCGGTATGCCGGACAGAGAGAACCGGCGAATGATCCGGGCGCAGCGGCGGCAGGGGGTGCCCATTGTGGCGCTGAAGGACGGCGGATACCGCCTTGCCGAGACCGACGAGGACAAGAAGGCGCTGCTGGACATGTACCGCAAGCGGGCACTGGACGAGCTGACCACATACAGCATGCTTGCAAAGGCCATGCAGGTGGATGGGCAGATGGAGGTGGCGGGAGATGGAACGGTTTAACACTCCGTTGACGAACGAGGCTGCCAAGAAATTGCTATCCCTTGATTTGGATGACAAGGTCATCACCAGCGTTGAGAAACTGGATGAGTGGTACACCGCGTGGGGCGGACAGTGTTATGTTTCATTTTCCGGTGGAAAGGACAGCACGGTGCTGGCGTATCTGGCGGCGTGGTACCTGTCGAGCTTCAGGACACCGCCGTGGGAGCTGAACTTGGTGTTTGTGAACACGGGGCTGGAATATCCAGAGATACAGAAGTTCGTCAATGAGTACGCTGACTGGCTACGGAGGGAGTTTCCCCGTGTGACTGTCAACCTTGTGCGGATTCGACCCAAGATGAACATCCGGCAGGTGGTGACGAAGTACGGGTACAGCATCGTGAGCAAAGATGTTGCGGGCGCTGTATACGAGGCGCGGAAAAACCCAAATTGTGTTCGAGCTAAAAAATTGCGCGGAGAACTTCTCGATAAGGATGGCAAGACCTCTGCGTACAACTGTGATAATTGGGCATTTCTGCTGGACGCACCGTTTCCAATTTCCGATAGGTGCTGCCATGTAATGAAAAAGGCATCTGCGCACAGATACGAAGGGGCAACAAAAGAAAAGCCCATCGTTGCGACAATGGCGGACGAGGGGCGGCAGAGATTCCAGAAATGGCTTGCGACAGGCTGCAACGCCTTTGAGAGCAAGCACCCGATGGGAAAGCCCATGAGCTTCTGGACGGAGCAAGACGTGCTGCGATTCATCGTAGACCGAGAGCTACCTATCGCCAGTGTATACGGCGACATCGTGGCCAGCGACGGCGAGAACGACTACGGCGCGACGCTGATCGACTGCAAACTGCACTGCACGGGTTGCCAACGCACGGGGTGCATGTTCTGTGCGTTCGGCGCTCATCTCGAAAAGGGAGAAAACCGGTTTGAGCGCATGAAGCACACGCACCCGAAGCACTACGAATTTTGCATTGGCGGTGGGGCGTATGACCCTGCGGACGGCCTGTGGAAGCCAACTGAAAAGGGGCTTGGCTATGGTCGGGTGCTGGATTACATCGGAGTGAGGTATTGAGATGACGGTATATATGCGAGTAAGCCGGGACAAGTACGAGCTGCCGGATGCCGTTTCGGAATCTATCATAGAGCTGGCCAACATTTGCGGCGTCAGCTGGCGGACGATCTACCGGGCCGTGTACGGCGGAAAGCGTACCAAAGGACGGCCCAAGTATGTGGCCGTACCAATAGGGGAGGGAGACGATGATTGAGATCACGGTGCCGCTGGCACCCGTCACAAAGAAAAACTCTATGCGGATCGTGCGCAACAGAAAAACGGGGAAGCGGCGTATCATGCCGTCCCAGCAGTATATGGACTACGAGACGGAAGCTGTATGGCACTGCAAAAAGGCCAGAGTGCAGCGCCCCATTGAGGAGCCTGTGGAGGTCAAATGCCTGTTTTATATGCCTACCCGGCGCAGGGTGGATTTGACAAATCTGCTGGAATCCATCGACGATGTGCTGGTAAGGGCCGGTGTACTCAAGGACGATCACAGCGGCATTATCGTTAGCCACGACGGGAGTCGGGTGCTGTACGACAAGGATAACCCACGGACAGTATTGTTTATCCGGGAGATGGAGGACATGGATGCGACAACCCGAGATGCGCGTATGTAAGCGCTGCGGCATGGAAAAGCCAATCACAAACTACAACAAAAAAGATACCAACAAGTGGAGGACAACTTGCAAACAGTGTGAGGCAATCGCCAGAAAGATGCGCCGGATAAGCGAAAAGAGGCTCACAAACCAAAACAACGTGGAAAGCAGGGGTACGCTCTGTTGGAGATGCAAAAAAGCTGTTGGGCGCTGCTCCTGGACAGAGCTGGATAGCTCCAAAAAGGTACGCTTTGAGCCGGTTCCGGGATGGGTGGCGGTAAAATCGCTCGGCATACCAGGCCGCAAGTCAGAGTCTTACTTGGTGCTAAGCTGCCCGGAGTTTGAGGCGGACGAAAGGAGTGGCGTTGGTGAATGATTTTGACTACGACTGCATGCAGAAAAAACGCATAGCGAGGGGCGCATTTGCTCACATCAACAGAAAACGTGGTGGGTGTTCTCTCCCCAGTGACACCCTCACCGAAAAGCAGAGGAAGGAGAAAAACGGAGAAGTGAAAAGCTATAACATCACGCGGCCTATGCCGTGGCGGGAATTTAAGCCTATGCCGGAGGATCTGAAGCGCGAGTTTTTCCGCAACATGCAATCTTTCGGTGGTACGGCCAAATGGCTGGCGGTGGAAATGAACGCTTGTGACGCAACAATACGCCGCGAGGCGGAATTAGTAGGTGCGCCATTCCGGCGCGGTGGCCGGAACGAAAAAATGTGGCAGAGCAAAGTTGCAGAGTGGGCTAACGCGGATGCGGTGGCCGTACATACGGCAGATGCGCAGAGCGAGGAGCACACTGCCAAAGATGCACCGCCGAAAGCAGACAAGCCGCAGATGGGCGCAAAGCTGCTGCATGCCCGGCTGGAGATGAGCGGTGACAGGGAATCCCTGCTTGCAAACCTACGGGTATTGCTGCCGGATGAAGGGCAGGTGACGGTGGAATGGTGAAAAGAAGCGTGTTAATCGCGGCGCTGCTTGTAGCAATCTTGGGGGCCTTGGGCATTGCGTCTGCCACAGAGGACATCGGGCAAACGCCGGAGACTGTAGTTGTGCCGCCGAGGGTGGTTCTGCCCCGCGATGAGCCGCAGGAGACCCAGGAGACGCGGACGTGCGTATTTACCGTCACTGCGTACTGCCCCTGTGAAAAATGCTGTGGGGCGTACGCAAATGGCTACACAGCCACCGGCGCAAAAGCCACCCAGGGCGTGACGATCGCCGCAGACCCGGATGTGCTGCCGATGGGTACGGAAATCGAACTGGACGGACACACATATACCGTGCAGGACACCGGCGGAGCCATTGCCGGGTATCGGCTGGATTTGTATTTTGACAGCCACGAGGACGCCTTGCGGTGGGGTGTGCGGGAAAAGATCGTGAGGTGGGCCAGATGAAAAGCCCCTGCGTAAAAGAGTGCCCGGACAGGCTCCCCTGCGGGGCCTGCCGGCAGAGCTGCGAGGCGTTCCGGGCGTATGAGGCCCAGCGGCTGGAGGAAAAGCCCTGGGTGGATCAAGCCAATACCGCCGCCCGGGAGCGCTATGTGCGGCAGAGTGCGAGGTGTGCAAAGGCCGGGAAACGACACATGAGATAGGAGGTTGACAATATGGATGCGGTGAAGTTTGTCAAGGAGCGCAGAAGAATGTACACACTTGGATGTATCAAGAAAGGCATTAACGATTATAACACGAAAGCAGAAGATGTCGTCGCAGAAGTCGAGGAATGGTCTACTGCACATCCGTGCAAGACAAGGCAGAGCGTGTTTCTGAAACAATATCCTAATGCTGTACTGGATAAAGATGGTGTTCTTCGTATTTGTCCACCCTTTGTGGGTGGTGATATACCTGAGAAGTACAAGTGCATCTGTTTAACAGATTGTAGTGCTTGTCGCCGTGAGTTCTGGATGCAGGAGGTGGAGTGAAATGACGAAACAAGAAGCTGCTGCTATGTTAGTGCAGTTGTATGCAGACTACTCTACCTTGTGCGACAAATATGCGTGGTCTCCCAGTGATGGGATGTCAGAGGCAGTAGCAATTGCTGTGCAGTCGTTGCAGGAGGTGGAGTGATGGAACGAATGACCATACGAAACAGTGACGGCAGCGTGTCACAGCCGACTGACCTGAAATGGGCAGAGGCACTTGACCGCCTCGCCGCCTACGAGGACACGGGGCTGACGCCGGAGGAAGTGACCGCACTTCAAAAAGATTGGAGCGACCGTTGCACTATCGTAGGAGAGTGTGGCGGCATCGACCGCATGCGGGAGCTGGCGGAAGCCGACAAGGACGGGCGGTTGGTGGTGCTACCATGCAAGGCGGGAGATAGGCTTTACGAAGTAACGGGTCGAAAAACGATCAGCGTGTATAAGGTTAGAGCCATCCGCGTGGAATTGTTCGGCTTGTTTATCGAGTGGGACATTGTAGAAGGGTTTGTTTGGCAATCGCTGTCAGGTATAAACGCCGGAGAAATCGGCAAGACCGTATTTCTGACCCGCGAGGAGGCGGAGAAAGAATTGGAGGCGTTGAAGAAATGAGCAAGGCTGTCATGCTGAGCGTCCGCCCGGAGTGGTGCGAGAAAATTTGCAGCGGGGAAAAGACGATTGAGGTGCGCAAGACGCGGCCAAAGCTGGATACGCCGTTCAAGTGCTATATCTACCGGACAAAAGGATTCGTTCCCCATATCATCAATGGGAAATGGGTAAAGATGGAAGTTGGCGGAACGGTCATTGGGGAGTTTACCTGCGACGCAATTACCCGTGTGAACATCTGCGGATTCTGGGACGATAGCGGGAAGCAACTCGACAATCGGCTCAAAGAAACTTGCTTAACCACAGAAGAGTTTTGCAAATACCTCGGCGAAAATGTCGGCTACGGTTGGCATATCTCCAACCTGAAAATCTACGATACGCCGAAGAAACTGAGCGAGTTCAAGGGGCTATGTAAAGTCGAGTCGGATTGCTGTGCCTGTCCTTATTACAACTACAGCAAAATGGACTGTGACGGCCGGACAATCAAGCGCCCGCCCCAAAGCTGGTGCTATGTGGAGGCAATGTGATGGGATGGCTGTGGGATTACTGCGCGTTCTGCGGAAAGCGCATCGAAACGGGAGAAATGTGCTACGGTTTGCCAAACGGAGAGAGCGTATGCACAAATTGCTGTGTTGCAGAAAACGAGGGCGTGGCTGTATCTAACGGGGATGAAGAACAGGAGGACAACAATGGCTGAATACATCGAGCGCACGGAAGAACTCATGCTTGCCATGAACGCCGGGGCGAGGGCAATCGAAAACACGAAGCGTTATCACGGTGCTATTTACACCAAGGATGTGTTCTCGGAGAGCCCACAGGAAATCCCATACTTGCAGGCCGCCAAAGTGTTGCGGGAAGTAAGCGATGCTCCCACCGCTGATGTGGCCCCGGTGGTACATGGACAATGGATTGAGGATCATGATTATCTCAAATGCCCAGAGTGTGGCGTGATGGTTAAGTGGGATTTTACATTTTTCGATATTGGAAATTGGAATTACTGCCCCAACTGCGGCGCGAAGATGGACGGAGGTAACGGCGATGCGGCTGATTGATGCGGACAAACTGCAACAGTTTCCCATTCGGGCGAACCGTTGTGACAAAGAACACGCCAACACGCATTTCATCAATGGCATCGAGTCTGTGATGGAGTATGCAGAGCGGATCCCCACTGTAGACGCAGAGGTCGTGGTGCGGTGTAGGGATTGCAAATACTTCATGGAATACACCAAGGAGTATGCGCAGAACGCTGATGGAGCAGATGGGGACTGTTATATCCGAGTTATGAATAGCTGCAATGAGCAGTTCCGTTCCTGCAATTACGATGATTTTTGCTCCTACGGCGAACGGAAGGAGGGTGCGGAATGTTAATTTGCACTTGCCCTAACGAGCTGGAATGTCCCGTATTATTATCAGATGTGGTGTGTGTGCCGTGGTGCGAATATCTGGAGGACGATGAAGGCGATGATTGATGAATGCAAGTGGATGCAAGACGAGGTTTGCGTCAATGCGGATTGCCCGGCGTGTGCGGATTATTGCCCAGTGGCAAATACACCGGGCGTATGCAAATACGAGGAAAGGGGTGATAGCGATGCTCAAAAGGGCAAACGGCAGACCGGTGCCAAATAATCCGGCCAAGGCATACGAACTGGGCCGCCTGGATGGCACCAAACAATGCATGGACAATGTTTCCTGTGTGCTGCTGGACAAGTTCGGATTCCATGTGCGGGAGGAAACACCGGACGAGCACGACACCCGCAGTCTGGAATACTTACAGCAGTGCCTTGTGGAGCTGGTGGAGGCCAAAAACAACGGATACATCAAGATGGCCGACATTGAAAAGGCTCTGCGGGGCGAATATAAGATGGTAAACAGCGCGGAGTAAAGGAGGGCAAATGAGCAAAAAGGCGACGCTGCCTTATGATGTGCGGTTGGAGTGCATTGCTTATGTGCGTGGGTATCCGCGCCGGGTGCGGGCGTATCGCGAGGCCCGGGCGGAGATCCTGGACGGGACGCATAGCACTACGGAGGGCATGCCAACTGGACCGGGCGCTGGTAGGCCCGCCGAGAGCAAGGCGGAGCAGCTGGCCGCCATAGAGCGATGGCCGGAGACGCAGAAGATGCTTGCGGTGGAATACGCTATAGACCGCTGCGGCAGAGATATCGGCAGCGATACAATCCGGCGGCAGCTAATATATGGCATTATGCGCAACTGCCAAGGCAAGCACAAGTATGCCCGTAATCGGATCGTAATTCCGGGGATTAGCGAGGCGACATTCAGCCGCCGGAAGGAAAGATTCCTGCATGATGTAGCGAAATATGCAGGGTTACTCGTGAAAGGTGATACAGATTCCGCCTAATGATGTGCTACAATAGGTACAGTGGATGATAGGACATGGTCATCCACGCGATTTCCCAATCATCACTTTTCCTCCCTTCTATGCGCCGCCGGTATTGGGCGCACCTTCTGGCACCGAAAGGTCATACCGGCACAAACAGCCTGTAGGGGAACCTATGGGCTGTTGTTATATGCCGTGCGCTCGTTGCACCCCGCGATCCGGGGCGGGAGGTCGCACCTCCCACACGGCACCAACAGGACCCCTCGCACCTCTCAACGATGTGACCCAGAGGGGACATTTAGGGGCGAATGTTCCAAGGCTGGCGAGGCGGTCTCCAAAACCGCTTGGGTGGGTTCGATTCCCAACCGTCCCTGCCAGTGGCCGGGTAGCGCCCGGACAATGTGAGACCGTTGTCGTCATGGCTCACATGGAAATGACAATGCTCGCTGAAAACTGCGCGTGAGGATGCGTCCTCCTTGCCATGACCGAACAGCGGCGCTTGAGATGCTTGCGGGGCCTCAAGCGGGCATGAGCGTGTGACAATCTAAGCGGGAAGACGACCAATATGCGGCATAGGTGCCCCGTAAGGGGAGACCACAGCGAGTGACGGGGACTTTCCCTGAAGCGCTAAAGCAGGGCAGGACTGCAATGCCGCACAAACAATGCGCTGGCATACCGCTGCAAGGGATGTGCCCCAAATAGTCTGCCAAACAAAAATCAACGAGAAAGGATTGATGAAAATGCTGGTAGAAATTATGAAAGTCGGGAAGGAAGATCGCGCGGTGTGTACAAGCCTTGATGTTTCTGAAACATTTGGCAAAGACCACAGGCATGTTTTAAGAGACATACGCGAATTGGGCTGCAGTGAAGATTTTCGACTGTCCAATTTTGGGCAGTCCTTCTACGATAACGCGCAAGGTAAAAAGCAGCCGATGTATTTTATGACAAGGGATGGATTTACCATTCTCGCGATGAGTTATACCGGTGATCTTGCCATGAAATTTAAGGAAGCGTACATAAAGCAGTTTAATGCGATGGAAGCTGCGTTGCGCGGGAAACTGATCGAAAGAGAAAAAGGCGTAGCGGTACGGCATGCTCTGACAAAAGCACTGCAGCAGTCCGCAGAAAATGACCGTATGCACGGGCACGCATATTCCGTCTATACGAACTGTATTTACAAGGCGTTATTTGGCAAGGACGCAAAACAACTGCGGGAGGAATACGGCCTTGATACAAAAGGGAATCCGCGTGATTGCTTTTCTTCCGATGAACTGGCTGCTGTGCAGTCTATGGAGCGCCTTGTGAGCGGTCTTGTAGACTGCGGATGGGGATATGACCAAGTAAAAGAGTTCATTATGCAGACAAACACAAAGCGTCTGTCTGCGTAAAGTGGACGGGGAAAAGACATTGCCCCTCTGCGGGCAAACTGTGTAACCCATGTTTGAGAGCTTCCAGAAGGCCGCATGGGAGGGGAAAGACTGTTACTGTAGCCAAGGGGTGGGGGCTGGTAGCAAATAAAGGTGCGAGGTGGTGACAATGGCTGCGCGTCTGACAGACCGGCAGAAAAAGAAAATACTGGCGGACTATGTAGAGTTGCAGTCATATAACGCTGTGGGCAAGAAAAACGGCGTAGCAGGCAACACCGTAAAGCGCATTGTCGCCGAAAGTCAAGGAATTGCAGAAAAAATAGAACAAAAAAAGGCTCAAAACACCGCAGACATCATCGAGCATATGGAGAAACAACGGAAAGCCGTGTGTGACATTCTCGATGCTGGACTTGAAGTGTTGCCGGAGAAGATACGAAACGCGAGGACGGCATCGGAAGTGACAACGGCAATGGGAACGCTGATTGACAAGTGGGCGATGATCGGCGGAAGCCCTGCCGACACGGTGAAGGAAGATGCGCTCAGTCAGAGCCTAAAGGAAATGGCAAAGGAGCTTGAGAGCGATGATTAGCGCAAAGCAAGCAAAAATCCTCGCTTTCCCCTATTCCAAGTACGACGCGCTGATCTGCGATGGCGCTGTGCGTTCCGGTAAGACCTCCATCATGATGTGGGCGTTCGTCCGCTGGGCGATGGAGAATTTCAGCGGGCAGCGCTTCGGCGTGTGTGGCCGCACGGTTGATAGCTGCACCAAGAACATCATCGTGCCGTTCACAGCGATGAGCCTTGCAAAGGAACGTTATATCATCCGCTGGCGGCGCGGCGACAAGGTGATGGAAGTGCGGCGCGGAGCCGTGACGAATTACTTTGAGGTGTTCGGCGGTAAGGACGAGGCAAGCTATACACTGATCCAAGGCCGCACGCTGGCGGGTGTGCTGCTGGACGAAGTGGTGCTGATGCCGCGCTCGTTTGTGGAACAGGCGCTTGCGCGTTGTTCCGTTGACGGTGCGCGGTTGTGGTTCTCCTGTAACCCAGGCAGTCCACATCACTGGTTCTATCAGGAGTGGATCAAGCGACACCGAGAGCGGAACGCGCTGTATCTGCATTTTGAAATGACAGACAACCCCGGCCTGAGCAAGCGCACTCTCGAACGGTACGAGAATATGTATGCCGGTATATTTTATGACCGGTATGTGCGCGGCCTGTGGGTAGCGGCAGAGGGCATCGTTTATAAGGACTTTGCCAACGATACAGAAAAGTATTTGATCGGAGACCCTTTGGAGTGGGCCAAGCAAAACGGCACCAGCTTTTCAATCATTTCAATTGGCGTTGACTTCGGTGGTACAAAGTCCGCAACGAAATTTCAAGCCACCGGGATCACAAAAGATTTCCGTGTTGTGGCGTTGGAAGAAGAATACATCAAAAACGAAGAGATTGACCCGAATGCATTAAACCGGCGTTTTGCTACGTTCTGCCAGCTGATAACGTCAAAGTATGGGTACAGCCAGACAAGAGCGGATAGCGCGGAAACGGTGCTAATTCGTGGGTTAGATCATACCGCGCAAAAAATGCGCCTCGGAACGCAGGTCAAGAATGCAATGAAACTGCAAATCACAGATAGAATCAGGCTTGTGGTGCTGCTGATGAAACAGGGGCGTTTTAAGGTTTCGCGCAACTGCCCGCATCTGATCGATGCACTGCAAACCGCGATTTATGATCCTGATAAATTTGAGGACGAGCGCTTGGATGACGGCACGTCCGACATCGACAGCTTGGATGCTTTTGAGTACAGCATTGAGCCTTATTACAAAGACCTGGAACGTGCCGGGCACATGATGGGACGGTGAAATAGTGAATATTCGGAGAGCATTAAAGGATCTTGGGTTTGACACGGTCGACAATAAATTCTATTCTCTGATCGACCTGTGGGCCGCATGGTATAAGGGAAACGTTGAAGATTTCCACAGCTATACGGTGTGGAATGGAATTGAAGAGCTGGAGTGCCACCGGTATTCGGTGGGAATGGGAAAGAAAGTCTGCGAGGACTGGGCCAACCTATTAATGAACGAGCGAGTCAACATCACGCTTGAAGGCAAACAGGAACAGGAATTTATCGATACTGTTTTTGCCGATAACAACTGGGAGGTCAAGGCTAACGAATCGCAGGAGCGCAAAGCGGCAGTAGGAACCGTTGCGTATGTGCCGGTGATGGAAGGCATGGGAATTAACCCAGATACGGCAGAAATCATTGACTCTGGCCGCATTCGCATCAACTACGTCAGTGCCGGGAACATCTACCCGCTGACGTGGGATAACGGCGTTATCCGCGAGTGTGCGTTCGCATCCACTCGGAAGGTCGATGACACAGAATATACTTACATCCAGGTACACCGGCTGCGCAACGGCGAGTATGACATTGAGAACCATCTGTATGATGCGGAGGAAGTACCGCTGGCCAGCGTGAAAGGGTTTGAGACAATTCCTCCGGTGATTCATACCGGCAGCGACAAGCCGCAGTTTGTGATTGACCGGCTGAACATTGCAAACTCTGACGAAAACAACCCGCTTGGCGTGGCTGCGTTTGCCCACGCCATCGACCAGCTCAAGAGCGTTGACATCACCTATGATAGCTATGTGAACGAATTTGTGTTGGGCAAGAAGCGCATCGTGGTGCAGCCGGAGGCAACCAAGAGCATTGACGGTCGTCCAGTGTTTGATAAGCGTGAGACTGTTTATTATGTACTTCCGGAGGACAGAGGCGGCAACGGCAACATCTTGCAGCAGGTCGATATGTCGCTGCGGACGGCGGAGTTTAACACCGGCATGCAAGATATGTTGAACATCCTGTCCAGCAAGTGCGGTTTTGGTGAGAACCATTACAAATTCAACCAGGGGAGCATCGCAACTGCCACGCAGGTCATCAGCGAGAACAGCACCCTGTTCCGCACGGTCAAAAAACATGAAATTGTGCTTGAACGGGCAATCACAGAGTTGTGCCGGAGCTTGCTCCGCATGGGAAATCGGTACATGGGTGCATCCCTCAATGAGGACGTCCAGATCTCCATTGACTTTGACGATTCCATCATTGAGGACAAGGGCCAGGACTTTAACCGTGACGTGCAGCTACTCAACGCTGGCATCATGAACGATTGGGAGTTCCGTATGCGCTGGATGAACGAGGACGAGGCGACCGCAAAGGCGGCGCTGCCGAAGGCACAGGACATGGTAACCGAGGAAGAAACGGAGGTCGAGTAATGGGATTTGGAGAAAACACTGGGACTTTTGGGGTTGTGAAAAATGAGCCGGTATCCATTTACCCCGGAACTACTTGATGCGCTCCCAGAGGATCTGGCAGAACTGTTCCGGGCGCTTGAGCTTGTGTTGCTGGATGAAATCTGTTCCCGGTTGAAAGTTGCGGATGAACTGAACGAGGTAACGGTGCAGGACATCAAGGCGCTGCGGGCGCACGGCATTGACCTTAAAAAGATTAAAAAGGCCATACAAAAAGCAACCGGCATCAGTGAGCAGAAATTAAACAAACTGCTTGATGATGTTGTGGAACGCAATCAGCAGTATTACACCAACGTCATTGACCTTGCGCATATCACTCAGCCGGAAACGCTGGTAAGCATCGAGGACACCTGGGCCATATACCAGCAGACAAAGCAGGACTTGCGCAATATAACCCAATCAATGGGCTTTTTGGTGGACGCAGGGCGTACAATGCTCCCCCCTGCCAAAGCGTACCAATGGGCACTTGACAGCGCAGCATTGCAGGTGCAGAGCGGTGCAATTAACTACAATCAGGCAATTAAAACGGCGGTAAAGGAACTCGCGGACAGCGGTCTGAAAGTGGTTGACTACGAGAGCGGCCATCGGGATCATGTCGATGTTGCCGTGCGAAGAGCCGTAATGACCGGCGTATCTCAAATCTGCGCCAAGTATACGGAGCAATCCTCAGAATATCTGGATACGCCCTATTTTGAAGTATCGGCCCATGTTGGCGCGCGAGATAAGCCGGGACCGTCACCGTGGTCATCGCATAAGGATTGGCAAGGACGTGTTTACAGCGTCCGTGTAGGGGACATTTACCCGAGCATTTATGATGTTTGCGGCCTGGGCGCTGTTGACGGTCTGGAAGGGGCCAACTGCCGCCACAGGCGGTTTCCGTGGGTTGAGGGCGTGTCCGAGCGCACTTACACGAATGAACAGTTGGAGCACATCGATGATGACCACGGATGCACGTTTGATGGCAAGGATTACACGGCATACGAGGCAACCCAGATGCAGCGCCGTATTGAACGAACGGTTAGAAAGCTAAAGCGCGAAAAAGCCGCCTACAAGGCCGCAGGATTGCATGAAGATGAGACTGCGGTAAACATACGGCTACGGCGGTTAAACGCTAAATACAAGGCGTTCAGCGTGAAAGCTGGCCTGCCGGAGCAACCGGAGCGGATGCGCGTCTATTTCACGGATGACGCAACGTTAAAAACGGCAAATGCCATGAAAACGCATCGGGCGGAAATGGCAGCGTCTAACGCTAAAGACGATAGAGACACTCTTGAGTTTTTCGGCGCAGACGCAAGAGATAACTTGAATTCTATTGTGAAAAGACGTACAATGAAGCTGGAAAATGGCTTTGCTTGCTTCCCGGACGGTGACCCGCTGAATGAAAATGTTAAAAGGGTAAAACCTCTTAAAACGTATTTTGATGTCGCTATGCACGGAAGCCAGACGGCAGTCGGATTTGGCACAAAAGAACTCAATATGTCACCGCGCTTACTTGCCGCAGTCATTCGGCATAGTAAAGGGTGGAATGGCCAGAAAGTTCGTTTGCTATCTTGCAGCACAGGCGCACGCATGGAAAACGATTATTGCTTTGCAGAAGAGCTGGCAAATGCACTTGGCGTTGAAGTGAAAGCCCCAGACGATGTGCTGTTTATTTCCGGTGCTGGCGTACTGAAAGTAGGAACACATGGGGAAGGAAATATTTTGCCGTTTACCCCAAATCAAAGAGGAAGGAGAAAGTGACATGGATTTCGGTTTTTTTAAAGGATTGCCATACAAGAATTCTATTGAGAATTTTGAAGACTATAAGAAATACAAAAATAGTATCCCAAAAGAAGCGATTTTAAGCCACATTTCCTCCCTCGATGCCGGGCTGACATCGCTGCCCAGTTTTGATATGTTTACTGGAGAAGAACTTCACGCAGGTATGTTTTGGGACGGTAAATTCACCTTCCCGTATGAGTTCCTGCATTACTACAAGAATTATGACATTGGAGTCCCCTATGAGTATGAAGCATATTTGAAAGAAATCGGGGTAGGCTAATGGATGATAAACTGATGCAGGCCATCGAGGCTATTATCCGGCGCGGAAATGACGCGGAGATCCGGCGCAAGGGTGACGGATACATTGTGTTAGAGGTCAAGAAAACAATCAAATATTCAACTCCCGCGTAATTGGGCGCGGGAAAGGGCAATAGGAGCCAACTGCTGAGGAATTCTCGGTGGTTGGCTCTTTTGTTTTAAGTAAAACCCGCGAAGCACAGCGGTTTTTATAAAAACTATCGTCCGCGAAGAAACGCGGCCAAAGAAAAGGAGATAGTGTCATGGCACTTACACGCAAACTTTTGAAGGGTATGGGTCTCACCGATGAGCAGGTAGATACCATCATCGAAGCGCATACCGACACTGTGGACGGCCTAAAGGCGGATGTGACCCGCTACAAGGCCGATGCGGAGAAGCTGCCCGGAGTTCAGAAGCAGTTGGACGACCTCAAGGCGGCAGGTGACGGCGGTTATAAGGAGAAGTACGAGAAGGAACACTCGGCCTTTGAAGCCTTTAAGACCGACATCACGGCAAAGGAGAGCAAGGCGGCAAAGGAAAAAGCCGTCCGGGCTTACTTTGAGAGCAAAAACATCACCGGCGCAAATCTCGACCTTGCCATGCGCGGATGCGGCGAGGAAATGTCTGCCTTGGAGCTGGACGGCGAGAAGATCAAGGACACCAAGAGCCTTGACGCTCTCGTAGACGGCACCTATAAGAGCCTTGTTTCTAAGCCTGCTGTCCGGCTGGACATGGGCGCACGGCTCAACGAGGGCGGCAAGCCTATGACCAAGGACGAGATTATGAAAATCACCGACAGAACGGAGCGGCGCGCTGCAATCGCCGCAAATATGGATTTGTTTAGAAAGGAAGAATAAAAATGGCTGTTGATCCTAAGCTGATTAAGAAGGAAGATCTTGCCCGTGTTCGCGAGATCGAGTTTACCGAAATGTTCGGCTATTCCATCAAGAAGTTGATGGAGGCTCTGGGCGTTACCCGCAAGATCGCCAAGCAGGCCGGTACTGTGCTCAAGAGCTACAAGGCTACCGGCACTCTGGAAGACGGCGCTGTGGCCGAGGGCGAGACCATCCCTCTGAGCAAGTACAAGACCGAGGCTGTGAACTACAAGGAGATCACCTTGAAGAAGTGGCGTAAGGCCACTTCTGCCGAGGCAATCACTGATCGCGGCTACGAGCAGGCCGTCGAAATGACCACCGATGAAATGCTGAAGGACGTGCAGAAAGGTATCCGCAAGGATTTCTTCGGCTTCCTCGCAACCGGTACTGGTACGGCCAGCGGTGCTACCTTCCAGGCGACCTTGGCTCAGGCATGGGGCCAGCTGCAGGTGCTGTTCGAGGATGACGAGATCGGCGCAGTGTATTTCATGAACCCGCTGGACGTTGCGGACTATCTCGCAACTGCCAACATCACCCTGCAGACCGCTTTCGGCATGACCTATGTCGAGAACTTTCTCGGTCTTGGCACTGTGATTCTGAACTCCAGCGTCCCCAAGGGCAAGATTTACGCCACCGCCAAGGACAACATCGTCCTGTACTACATCCCTGTGAACGGCGCAGATCTGGGCGAGGTGTTCAACTTCACCACCGACGCCACCGGTTATATCGGTATCCATGAGGAACCCGATTACACCAACATGACTGCATCCGATACCGTTATCAACGGCATGGTGCTGTTTGCCGAGCGCATTGACGGCGTGGTTGTCGGCTCCATCACTCCGGCAGTGGGGGGCTAAGCGAACTGCTGAGTGAGCCTGACCCTGAAACTTCTTCTTTCTCCAATATGACAAAAGCCCAACTGCTTGATTATGCCAGGGGAAACGGGGTGGACGGGGTCAGCAGTTCAATGCGAAAGGCTGACATAATCGCAGTATTGGAAGGGAGCTGACCCGTATGACATACGCTGATTATACATACTACGCCGGAATCTATATGGGTTCTGTGCGCGAGGAAGATTTTCCGCGTCTGGCTGTTCGGGCCAGCTCCTTCCTCGATTACTACACCCAAAACCGGGCAAAAGACAACGCTGATATGGACGCTGTAAAGATGTGTTGCTGCGCATTGGTGGACAAGTATCAGTTGATCGAGACCGCGCAGCAACTTGCCGCAACCAGGCTGACGGGTGCGCTTACCGGCGATGACGTGAAAAGTGAAACGGTAGGCGGGTATTCTCGCACACTGGCCAGCGGCGGAGAAAGCGCCGCTGCTGCATTGAGTGCCACGGACGGCGCAAGAAAATTGCTGGCGGAAACGTGCATGGAATACCTTGCCCATACAGGGCTGCTGTATCGCGGAGGTGGTTGCATATGTACACTCCCCACACTGTAACGGTTTACAACGTCGTGCGTGAAACGGACCCTGCCACGCTAAAAGATATCACAAACCTATATGTAACCGTGCTGGATGGCGTGTTCTGCGAGGCGTCAAAGGGAGTTAACGTGCGCAAAAGCGGGCTGGAAGGCGCCGACGCAGTAACCCTGTATATCCCATTTACGGTAAAAGCTGTGGATGGATTTAGCGGAAAGCCCAAGACATATACAGAGCCGCAAGCATTTTTTGCCTCAAGCGACAGGACGGGCCTATGGACGCTATCCACCACTGGCAACGGTGGCGATACATTTTTCGTCAAAGGCGAATTTGTAACGGACAACGAGGGCGTGGCATTGGCACACGATAATTGCTGGAATGTGACTAAGGTTGACGCAAAAGACTTTGGCAGCGCGGATATGCAGCATTGGGAAGTGGGTGGAAAATAAGTGGGCGTTACCTTTTCGATGCATTTTGGCGGTATGGAGGCCATCAAGGACAAACTGGCTGAGAGCTGCACCCGGGCGGAAAGCATTGTGGGGCAGCAGGTCATAAAAGACACCGCGCCGTTTGTCCCTGCGCTTACAGGATCATTAACAATACGCACGAGGTTAGACGGCAACAAAATTATTTACCCAGGGCCTTATGCGCGGTTTTTGTACTACGGCAAAGTCATGGTTGATCCGCAAACCGGCAGCACCTTTGCGCCAAAGGGCGGGACGAAGGTTTTGACAAACCGAGACCTTGTATTTTCCAGGGCGATGCACCCGCAAGCACAGAGCCATTGGTTTGAGGCTTCCAAAGCGCAGAACCTGGATAAATGGATACGCATTGCAGAAAAGGCGGTGGAAAAATTTGGACAAAGTTAAAAAAACCGTATCGGCAGCGGAGGAGGACAAGGTATCTCGCAAGCTGCTGGTTTGGCTGAACACATATCCGGATTTGCCGGTGGATTTGATTCGATTTGAGTCCCTGCCCGCCGACACCTCTGCAATGGCCATTTCGACCATCCAGGCGTCCTATATCGTTAAACGATATGTTTTAGGGGGCTACCAAGCGGAATACCAATTCAAAATCATTTACCGGGTTAAGCCGGGCAACAGCATGGATAAACGGCTGTCAGCGGATGAAACGTTAAACGCTATCGGAGATTGGGCGACCGGCAAGCGCCCCGACATTGGTACCGGAAAGCGCGTTGTAAGCCTGGAGCCCACTACACGATCCTCTTTGTTCGCCGTGTATGAAAACGGTGACGAAGATCATCAAATCTTAATGAAAATGAATTACGAGGTGAATACATAATGCCAGATTTGACTTTTACAACACCGGAAGGTCAGACCATTGACCGCGAACTTTTGATCGCATACCTGAATACGGGCTCCTCCGAGTCCCCTGTGTGGAGTGCTATCGGCAAGCGGGTGGAGGACACCAGTGAGGAAATGGACTGGGGCCAGGAGAGCAAGCAGGATGTGCTGGGGAACACATTCACAACCATGAAAAAGCCCGTTATTACGCAGACCTTTGACCCCATCCCCTTGGATGCTGGTGATGCAGCAGCCGTGAAGATGTGGAATTTGGCCGTAAAAGACCACGATGCGCAGGCGCTGGCCAACCAGGACATGATGATCGGCCACTTTTACGCCACCAGCGGCGATGCAAAGTTTGCCGAGCGGTATGATTCCTGCGCCATTGCCGTGACCTCCATCGGCGGCGAGGGCGGCGGTACACTAAACATCGCCAGTGAGATTACCTACGGCGGGACCCGCACTTTGGGAACCGTGGGGAAGGGCGCTGCCGGAAAGATCGAGTTTACTGCCGCACAGTAAAAAATAGGGGCGGGGTTTCCCGCCCCATTATCACGCAATATACAAATAAATCGGAGGACACCATGAGCGAAAATATTATCAAAATTGATACCGGCGTAGTCACTAAAACTTTTGTGACTACCGACGGGAAAGAATGTGAATTTGCGTTTAACCCGCTGGATATGGGCCTGTCTCGCCGGCTTTTTTCCGCGTTTGAAAAACTCGACAAAATGAACGAGGGTTATAAGGACGAAGTGCAAAAAAACGCCGATAAAAAGGAAATTTTTGACATTGGCCAAAAGATGGACCGGGAAATGCGGGAGATCATCAACGGAGAAGTATTCGGGTTTGATATCTGCACCCCGCTTTTTGGTGAGCTGAATCTTTACGCGCTGGCCAACGGATTCCCCATTTGGGCAAATTTGCTTTTTGCGCTGGTGGACGAAATGGATACTGCGTATGCCCGGGAGCAGAAGCTTACCAACCCGCGCATTAGCAAGTACACCAAGAAGTACCACAAATGAGATACAGCCTGCCAACATCCGTGGAACTGGGTGGGAAGGAATATGCCATTCGGTCTGATTACCGGGACATTTTGGACATTTTGGAAATGCTTTCTGATCCGGAGCTGGACAGCGCCGATAAGGCAGAGGCAGTGATGGAAATGTTTTACCCGGATTACGAGGATATCCCATACACGGAATACGAGAACGCGGTGCGGCAATGCATATCCTTTATAAATTGCGGCGAGGAAGAATGCCGGGATGAAAAGCGCCCTAAGCTCATGGATTGGCAGCAGGATTTCCCGATGATTGCAAGCCCCATAAATCGCGTGCTTGGCACGGAAATCCGCTCCCTTGAATATCTGCACTGGTGGACATTTATAGCCGCATACCAGGAAATAGGTGATTGCACATTTGCCCAAGTGGTAAGCATCCGAAAAAAGAAATCCAAAAATCAAAAGCTGGATAAATCCGATCAGGAATTTTACAAGCAAAATAAGCATCTTGTGGATTTCAAACGGCAATACACGGATAGCGACGAAAAAGTTATCAATCAATGGATATAAAAACCGCCCTCCTGTGAGAGCGGTTTTTGCGGGTTGGTTACAGGTCGATTTTTACGGTGTCTTTGTTTTTCAGATAGGAGAACTGCTTCACAAGCCTTTTTGCCTGCGGCGTCTTTTTCGTCACATCAAAAAGGATATATTTCGTTTGGACATCGGCCAGGTATGTAAAGATTAGATACTTTGTGTTCGTTTTTATGCTGCGTTTACTGGCACTTCCCCCAAGAATTGCACCGATGGGCCCGAGCAGCATTGCCCCCGCCACGGCGCCGCCGGCACTGGATACATACTGCTTCTGTATTTCTGTGTTGGTCATGATCGACACATCAATCAGTTTATCAGTTTGCAGATTAAACTCCTGACCGTTTGCCTGCATGATAATGCGAGAGCGCAAACAGGTTAGCTTGCACATGAAACATTCTGCGGCAGGTCCAGACCTCCTATAAACTGGAACTTGTCGACAAGAAGCAACTCGCCGTCACCGTACCGCTTTTTTAATTTGGCATTATTCGCTGAAACAAAAGCCAGTCTGCAAATAGCAACAATAATAATTACCAAGAACAGGTACTTGGTATCCATAAAACTCCCTCCCTTAAATTTTGGTATCAATAATATACCATATCAAAAATTCAAAAGCAAGTAGGTGATTTAATGTCGGATGGGTCTGTCGTGGTGGAAGTAAATGTTGACGACAAGCAGGCGCAAAAAGAACTCAATTCCATTACTCAGAAAATAGAAAGAATATCTGAAAAGTTAAAAGAGCAAAACACGGGGAAAACGGAGATTGTAAACCAATCTGCGCAACTCGGCGCACAGTTAGATGCAGCAAAAGCAAAATTGGAATACATGAAAAGCGGACAAGAGTTTTTTACATCCGATTCTATTCTCGGACAAGAAAAAAATGTATCTGCTTTACAAAAAGAATTTGACGCTGCTGCAGATAAATTAGATAAAGCAAACGAAAAAATCAGAGAAACCGAACGCAGATTAAATGCGGCAAAAGAAAAAGCCGCAGATTTACAAAAACAAGTTGCAGGGGCGCAAAAATCCGCCCAGGCACTTGCCCCGACAACAAAGGCGTTATCTCCTGCAGCTGAAAAAGCAGAAAAAAGTTTCAACAAACTTGTCGGGCGCATTAAGGGCCTTGCTAAGCGGGTATTTATATTCACAATTATTACCGCCGCGCTGCGTAAAATTAAGCAATATATGTGGTCTGCCATACAGACGAATGATGATGCTATGAATGCGGTTGCTCGACTAAAAGGCGAGCTACGCACCCTGGCGCAACCGATTGTCAATATAGCGATCCCCGCCTTTACGGCCCTGGCAAAAATCATCACATATACACTGACCGGCGCGTCTCGTCTGTTGTCCTTGCTTTTTGGCTCAACTTATAGCGCCTCGAAAAAGGCGGCAAAAAGCCTAAACGATCAACAAAAAGCCATCGAGGGTGTAGGGAGCGCGGCCAAAAAATCAAGCAAGTATTTGGCGCCGTTTGACGAGCTTAACACAATAAGCGGCGACGACGCAGGAGGCGGGAGCGAAAGCGGCGGGGAGTCAGTTAACTTTGATAGTGATATTGGGAGCGGCGTAAATGCTGTAATGGCCCTAATGACAGGCATTGCGCTGCTTGCAATTGGAGCAATCCTTACTTTTTCCGGCCATGTTGGGGTAGGCATTGCGATGATGGTTGCGGGAGCGCTTACGATTTATGGTGTTTATGCATCCGACGGCGGAGAAGCAGCAAAGACGCTTGTGGAAACTGGTCTTTCAAAGATTCTGATTGCTATCGGCCCGATGATTGCGATTCTCGGCGTGGTGCTTATGATGACCGGCAATATACCGTGGGGCCTTGGACTACTGATTGCGGGTATTGCTTTGTTTGCTGTCGGCGAAGTGGCAGAAAACTGGGATCTGCTTAGCACAAACCTTGTGGGAGCCCTTGCAAATATGCTAATCGACATTTCCCCTTACATTGCGCTGTTTGGTGCTGTGCTACTGTTTGTCCCCGGGCAGCAGGCCCTTGGTATTGGCTTGATTATAGCAGGTATTGCGTTGTTTGCTGTCGGCGAAGTAGGCGCGAACTGGGAGTTGCTCGGCACAAATTTGACATCGGCACTTACCAAAATATTCAGCGAAATTTCTCCCTATATTGTCGTATTTGGCCTTTTGCTGGCAATGGTGCCCGGCATGATGGCTGTGGGCATTGGCATGATCGTTGCCGGAATCGCCATGTTTGCGTTTTCCGTAATTGCGCCAAATTGGGATAGCATTACACAGGCGCTTCGGGGCCCTCTTGGCAAAACTCTTGCTATGATCGGCGGTTTTCTTGTTGTCCTCGGGCTTATGCTTATTTTTTCTGGCGTAGGAATACCCTTGGGCATTGGGATGTTGCTTGCCGGTGGCGTTAGTTTGGCGGCGGCCATTGCACCAAATTGGAATTTCATCATAGGCAAAATCAAGTACGTTTGGCAAAAAATCAAAGAATTTTGGAATTCTTATATCGCCCCTGTATTCACTGCGGCCTGGTGGCAGAACCTCGGGAAAAACATTATGAACGGCTTGATATATGGTATTGAACGGGGCATCAACTGGGTGCTGGGCGGCGTAAGCGATATGGTGAATGGCATCACGGGTATCTTGAACAAGATCCCCGGCGTGGACATTGGACGGGTCAATTTGGGAAATGTCCACATTCCTCGCCTGGCCCAGGGCGCGGTGATCCCAGCCAACCGCGAGTTTTTGGCGGTTTTGGGCGACCAAAAGCGCGGAACGAACATTGAGGCACCGGCGGATTTGATCCGCCAGATTGTCCGGGAGGAAGTCAAAAACAGCGGCGGCGTGGGAAATCATATCACAATCGTGCTGGACAGCGTTAACGGGAAGAAAATATTTGACACTGTTGTGAAGGAAAACAACGCCGTGGTGCGTGCCACCGGCGCAAGCCCGCTGGTGGTGTAAGGCTGTCTCTTATACACATCTCCGAGCCCACGAGACCCTAAGACATCTCGT